AAGCCCATCATGCCGCAGAACTTCCTGATTGATCCCGTTGCTACCTCGGTTGAGGACGCATACGGCGTGGCGATCGATGAGTTTGTTAGCCGTCATAGCGTTGAGCTGCTTCAAGAACAAGGGGTTTATCGTGAGGCTCGTGTTGATTCTGCCGTCGCGGATACAGACCTTGAGCCAGATCAAGACCTGACGATTTACAACGATGACAAGGTTCGCCTGACTAAATACTACGGTCTTGTACCCAAAGAGCTTCTTGAGCAAGAAGAAGACGTTGAGGTAGAAGGCGATTCCATGTATGTCGAGGCAATCGTCGTGATTGCTAACGGCGGAACGCTTCTTAAGGCCGAAGTTAACCCCTACATGATGAATGACCGCCCTGTAGTGGCATTTCCTTGGGATGTGGTTCCTGGAAGGTTCTGGGGTCGTGGTGTATGTGAGAAGGGCTATAACAGCCAAAAGGCGCTCGATACAGAGCTTCGGGCGCGTATTGACGCCCTGAGCCTAACAATCCACCCAATGCTCGCTGTGGACGCTACACGGCTTCCTAGGGGGGCTAAGCCAGAAGTTCGTCCTGGCAAGATGATTCTAACCAACGGAGATCCGCGTGAAGTACTTCAGCCGTTTAATTTCGGGCAAGTCAACCAGATTACGTTTGGTCAGGCCGCGGCGTTACAGCAGATGGTTCAGCAAGCTACAGGCGCGGTCGATTCTGCTGGTATCGCGGGTCAGGTTAATGGTGAAGCAACAGCCGCTGGTATCAGTATGTCTCTCGGCGCTATTATCAAGCGCCATAAGCGCACTCTTATTAACTTCCAGCAGTCCTTCCTCCTGCCTTTCGTAACTAAAGCTGCACATCGGTATATGCAGTTTGATCCCGAAAATTATCCGGTAGCGGATTATAAGTTTACTGCTACCAGCACTTTGGGGATTATTGCTAGGGAATATGAGGTTACGCAGTTAGTCCAGCTTCTGCAGACAATGAAGCAGGACAGCCCCATGTATCCGCTTTTGATGCAAAGCATTATTGACAATATGAACCTCAGTAACCGTGAGGAACTGATTGCGGCAATGCAACAGGCGTCACAGCCCAACCCGCAAGCCCAGCAAATGGCGATGCTGGCTCAGCAGGCCCAAATAGAACTGCAACAAAGCCAGACGGCAGCATTGCAAGGTCAGGCCGCAGAATCGCAGGCTAGAGCAGGCAAGCTCGCAGTTGAGTCACAGATTGCACCACAAGAACTTCAGATTGATTTGGTAAATGCTGTCACCAAAAACCTGAAGGAAGGCGATCAGGAAGACAAAGAGTTTGAGCGTCGCCTGAAAGTAGCGGATCGGCTTTTGAAAAAGCGTGAAATGGAGGCTAAAACCCAAAATGCTAATGACGCAAACGGAACTCAACAACCTGTTCAGCCAAGTGAACGACGCGTTCAGGGAACAGGGCCAACGACTCAAGGACTTGAAAACACAATTAGACGAATTAGAGGCGAGGCTTGATGGCTACGAAAAAAGACCCAAAGCTGGAACGCGCGGGCGTAAGCGGGTACAACAAGCCGAAACGAACCCCGAACCACCCAACGAAGAAGTTCGTAGTGGTGGCGAAGGTGGGGGACAAGACCAAAACGATTAGGTTTGGCGATGCCAAAATGAAGATCAAGAAGGATCAGCCTGCTAGGCGCAAGTCGTTTAGGGCTAGACATAAGTGCGATACTGATCCGCCCAGTAAACTGACAGCACGATATTGGTCGTGCAAAAAGTGGTGATGATATGGCTGCAGGAATGAAGCATTACAAACGTGATGGAACCTTGCATACAGGGGGAACTCACAAAATGCCAGATGGCACATTGCACTCTGGCAAATCCCACGGTAAGACTTCTGTAAGGTTATTTCATTACAAGGACTTATCTAAGAAAGCTAAGGAGAAAGCTGATGCCCAGAGGAAAAGGAACGTACGGAAAAAAAGTAGGTAGACCCCCAGCGAAAAAGAAAAAGAAGAAGGCCAAAAAGAAAATGATGGTTAAGGGTTACTAATGCCTAAGGCTAAGTATTCTGCCAAGCAAAAGAAGCTGGCAAAGGTTGCCCCGCCAAGGGACAAGATTACTGGTGCTGACTTGAAGAGGCTGAGAAAACGTGGCGGCAAGAAAAAGTAAACCTAAGGCTAAGCCTAAGAAAAAAAAGGGCGCTATACCCGATAACGTAAAGAACAAGGCTCTTTATTCACGGGTTAAGTCTGAGGCTAAACGTAAGTTTGACGTATATCCCAGTGCTTATGCCAATGCTTGGCTAGTTAGGGAATATAAGAAGCGCGGTGGCACTTATGCCTAAATCTAAGGATGGTTTAACCAAATGGTTCAAGGAAGAGTGGGTTGATATTAAGACCGGCAAACCTTGCGGTCGCAAGAAAGCCAAAGGTTCCAAGCGACCCTATCCCGCCTGTAGGCCCAAGGCTGTTGCTTCTAAGATGACCAAGGCAGAAAAAGAAGCGGCTAAGCGCAAGAAAAAAGGGCCAAAAGCAATTAAATATGCAGTTACAGCGTCTGGCCGCAGACGGAAGAAAACCAAGAAGGCTTGACGTTTATTCTGCAAAGATATACAAGGCAGTTTTGAGATAACCTTATGGCCTCATTGGACAAAGAAACCGAAGAGTATTACAGCAAGTATTTCGACCTGTTTCGTACCGAAGGGTGGAAGCAGTTAATCGAAGAGCTAAGACAAAACGCTATGCTAATTAATAGCGTTGAGAATACAAAAGATCATGATGATCTATTTATTCGCAAAGGACAGCTAAAAGTCTTGGCATATTTGTTGAACTTTGAGTCAAACATGGAAACTAGCTTTGAGGAGCTAGAAAAAGAAGATGAAGATATTTGACTTTCGCTGTGAGAATGGTCATGTATTTGAAGAATTTGTAGACGGCATAACCACAGCCAGTAGGTGCGGCTGCGGCGCAATAGCTACAAAAATCGTTTCAGCTTCTAATTTCGTGCTGGATGGGTCAACTGGTGATTTTCCAGGCAGGCACATGAAGTGGGTACGGGAACATGAAGAGGCTGGGCGACGAGGGCGTGAGGCTAGACGAGAGGAAGGTCTTGCGTAATTGTAATCTCCACAACCTTTTTGAAGGCGGGGCTATTTAATGATGTCGAGAGCGACACTTATTGATGAGCGTCAAGAAGTAGATGAAACCGAGGCTACACAAGAGCTAACGGCTGATTCTGTTGAGACTCCAGAAATGGAAGAATCTCAAGAGTCAGACATTCCTGAAAAGTATCGCGGTAAATCTGTGCAAGACCTTGTGCAGATGCACCAAGAACTAGAGCGTTTTTCTGGCAAGCAAAGTGCTGAAGTTGGGGAAACGCGCAAGGAAGTTGGCGAATTGCGGCAGTTGGTGGATAGCTACATCCAGACAGAACTCTCAAACAAACAAGCACCTCAACCGCAGCAGGAAGATGACAACTCAGATGATGTTGATTTCTTTGTTGATCCTCAATCCGCTGTTAACCGAGCGATAGACAATCACCCCAAGATCAAAGAGGCGGAAGCCTATACACAGCAGTACAGACAGCAAGCGGCGTTATCGCAGATAAAGTCCAGTCATCCTGACATGGAAAGTATTCTGCAAGATCCAAAGTTTGCTGAATGGATCAAAGGGTCGAAAGTCCGAACACAATTGTTTGTTCAGGCAGATCAAGGCTATGACTACGATGCCGCGAATGAACTGTTTAATCTCTGGAAAGAGAAGAATCAGGTCGTTCAACAGACTGCTCAGGCAGAAAAGGTAGCGCGTCAAAGTGCAGTTAAATCAGCAAGTACAGGCAATGCTCGTGGATCAGCGGAAGGGTCAAGGAAGAAAGTTTATCGTCGTGCTGACATTATTAAATTGATGAAGTCCGACCCTGACCGTTATAACGCTTTATCGGATGAGATATTGCAAGCATACGCAGAGGGTCGAGTTCGCTAGCCTTTAAAGGAGATTTATCATGGCTACAGCAACTTACCCCGGATCGGCGGGTAATACCGCCTTAACAGAAGCGGCAACTTTTGTACCAGAAATCTGGTCAGATGA